GGCGTCGAGGTCGAGCAGGGCTGGCTCTCCGACCCCATGGCCGCCATGTGGGACCGTCGACACGATCGCCTCGACGGGGAGACGCGGCCCCTCGGCGGGACGTGGCGCACCCCGCTGGGGGTCGAGACGCGCGGGCCTGGGCTCTCCGGCGACCCGGGCGAAGACTGCAACTGCGTGTGCGCCACCGCGCTTGTCGTGCGGCCCCGCCCCGCGGTGTAACGTCAAGGCGACACAGTCGCCGGCGCCAGCCTGCTGTGTGCTATGCCACCGACATGGATACCCGCGCCGCCACCCACTTTTTGCTGCGCCACGGTCAGGCGCCCTGGCACCTTGTCGGGCGCCTCCTGACCGATCGCGACAGCATGGGCCGCGAGGTCATGCTCGACCCGGTGACCGCCGGGGAGATGCGTGACGATCGGCCCGCCTTCATCTTGTCGACTGAGGGCGAGGCCACCGACGGTCACGTCGTGCGCCAGTACTGGGACCTCGATCGGGCCGCCTCTGTCGGTGTCCCGGTCCTGTGGTCGCACGATCCGGGGCAACTTCGTGGCCAGTGGGAGGACCTCGCCGTGCGGGACCTCCCCGGCGGCCGGTCCCTCGTCGGCCGCGCCCGCATGAGCGCCACCAACAGCCACGCGATCGAGCTGCGCGAGATGATCCGCGAGGGCATCCTGCGCGCCGTGTCGGTCGGCTGGCAGCCCGGGGAGATGGTCCGCCGCGGCGAACTGGACCCCGGCGACCCGCTCTACCGGGCCCCCGAGGATGGCGACTGCGGCGAGGCCCGCGAGGGCTCTGTGATGGGTAGCGCGAAGAGCCCCAACCGGCTGATCGAGTGCTCCCTGGTGTCGACCCCCGCCGATCCGCGCGCCGTGGTGACCTCTCGGATCATCGACAGCGCCGCCCGCTCGGCTGGAGCCCTCACCTCCGGGGGCGCGGTGCCCACCGGCGCCGACGCCCTCACCCGCCTCTACCGCCTCGCCAGCGCCGACCCGACCGTGCGCGCCTACCTCGGCTCGCAGGCCATCCGGGCCACCGAACCGGGCATGAACGACCTTGCTCGCCGGCTCGCCGCCATTGAGGCGCGGCTGGCGACACAGACCACCGCGCCCTCCGTGGCGCCTGACCCCTCCCTCCTCTCCATCGACCACATCCTGCGGAGCTGAAAATGGTCACTCACAACGAAGACGCACTCGACGGCGCCCTGGAGCGGGAGGTCACCCCCGCCGACATCAGCAACGCGCGCGATCTGGCCGCGCTGCTCAACGCCCACCGCTCCGCGATCGTCGCTGGCGCCGCCAGCGCCGACGGCGTCGAGGCCATGAAGCGCGAGATCGCGCCCCTCCTGGCCCGCGGTCGCCAACTCGACGCCAGCGCCAGCGCCGTCCAGGGCCACCGGTCGGACCTCGATCGGTACTTCTCGGCCGATGGCAAACTCAACCTCGGCAACTTCAACACCACCGCCCACATCGGCGGCGACACGATCGACCTGCCCGTGCGCGGTCTCCTCACCGACCCGGTGAGCCGCGGCCCCGAGCACGACGATCTCCGCCGAGCCTTCGCCTCCTACGCCCTCTCCTACGTCCTCGCCTCGCGCTTCAACGCCGGCCGGTCGACTGAGGCCCTGCGCCGCGCCCGCGCCGGCGTGGTGACCGCCTTCCGCGCCATGCCCGGCCGGATCGGTCGCTGGGCCGCCGAGACCTTCGCCAGCGCCGAGTCCTTTCAGCGCGCCGTGAACGGTGCCACCGGCGCCGGCTCGGAGCTTCTGGCGACCCCCACCCTGTCGACCATCCAGCGCCCGATCGAGCTGACCCGCCGTGTCCCCGGCTTGATCCGCTCTGTCGCTGCGCCCGCGTCCAGCTTCAAGGCCCCGAAGGTCACCGGCCGCGCGCTCAGCCGCGTGGTGGGCAAGATCAGCAACGATCCGGCCCGCATCCAGTCGTCCGACTTCACCACCGGCGACGAGACGATCAGCACCGTCAACCGCACCATTCAGGCGCTTGTCGACGTCAACTGGCTTACCGAGGGCGGCCTCGTTCTCACTGACCCCGTGGGCTTCATCAATCAGTGGCTGAACGAGGGCGACCTGTTGACCCTGGAGATCGCGCTGCTCCACGGCGACACGGCGGCGAGTCATCAGGACACCCTGTCCACCTGGACGATGAACAGCCTCCTGACCGCCGGCACCCTCTCCGAGTCCGCCGCGCTGATCAAGGCTTACCTGGGCTTCCGGGCCCACGCCGCCGATCAGTCGGCCATGGTGACCGCGGGCGGCACCTTCGACATGACCGACCACTTCTCGGCCATGACCTACTTCGGTGCGGGCACCGGCGCCGATCCCGGCTCCGTCGTGATGATCATCGGCCTCAACGCTCTGTACTCCTCGATCTTGCCGATGGCGAACCTCCTCACCGTCGACAAGTCCGGGACCGCGGCCACGATCAACGCCGGCCAGATCGCCACCATCGCCGGCACCCCGGTCGTGCTGTCCGAGTGCATGGGCAAGGACTTCGACACGACCACCGGTCTGTATACCGGCTCGAACAAGGGCAACTCGGCTGTCTACGTCCGCCCCGCCGGGTGGTACCACGCCGAAGAGGCCAACCGCGCCGACGACTGGGACGTGACCGAGGCCCACCGCCGCGCCCGCTACATCGGCTTCCAGCGCTCCGGCATCCTCGTGCACGACGGTCTGTCCACCCAGACCGACGCCGTCGCCCTCTTCAACATCTGAGGACACCATGGAAACCATCCGCCTCTCCGTCACCCTCGCGAAGACTGGGACCACCGCCCACACCCAGTACTTTCCCACCCCCTCCGCCTCCAGCGGCCCGGGCAGCAAGTGGAAGTTCCTGGGCGCACAGATCCAGCCGCAGGCGACCCTCGCCGCCAACGGCACCGACTACCGCACCGTCGACGTGCAGGTGGGCGGATCGTCGGTGGTCACATCGTTGACCTCGGCCGCCACCGCCTTCACCGCCGGCACCACGCGCGCCTTCACCGTCACCGGCGTCGGCTCCGCGATCGAGGTCACCCGCGCGGCCCCTCTGTCCGCCGTCCTGGCCCACGCGGGCTCCGGCGGCACCTTCGAGGGCACCGTCACCGCGGAGTTCGAGGTGCTGCCGTGAGTATGTGTCGAATCGAGTTCACGCCGCCCCGTGACGCGCCGCCGCACGTCCGCGACTCCATCACCGTCAAGGGCCGCCCCTTTCCAGTCGGCAAGGTGGTCGAGGTCGAAGACTTCGTCGCCGCCGCCTGCATCAACGGGATGGCGGGGTGGTGGAAGGTGCACAGTGGCGAACCCAAGCCCCGCCCCACCGTCAAGGTCGGCGAGGTCAAGGCGGTTGCCCGGGCGCAGGCCCAGGTCGCCCAGTCGATGACCGTGGACGGTGGCCGCGCGCTCCAGTCGCTCCCGGCCCTGTCGCCGGCCGCGATCAAGGCGCTGGCGAGCAAGGGAGCCGAGGCCGACGAGGCGCTCAAGGGCGGCGCCTTCGACGAGGAGGCTGGTCTGATCGCGATCTTCCTGTGGACGATCGGCGAGAAGGAGCGGGCCGTCAAGTACGCTGACCGTGCGCAGGCCGTGGCCAATGCCAAGGCCATCAACGCGGCCGCCGCCTGATGCTCTGCTCGGTCGCCCAGGCCCGCCCCCCGCACCTCGCCGCGGGGGCCGACGATGCGACGGTGGAGGCCCTGATCCGGGCCGCCTCGGCGCAGATCGCGGCCCTCTGCGGCTACCCGCGGGCGTCGGCCTCGGCGGCCCCGACGATGCTGTCGACTGAGTACACGATGATCCTCGACTGCGCAGGCGGTCGGGATCTGCCCCTCCCCCTGTCGCCGGTGACGGCGCTGGGCGCCATCTATGACGACCCGGGCGGGGACTTCGAGTCTGCCGACCTCGTGACATCGACCGACTACGCGCTGACCTACCTCCCCGGCAAGGGGTGGGTCGCGCGGCTGACACGGACGGCCACCCTCGGCGCGTGGTCGCGCGGGCGTCAGTGCATCCGGGCCACCTTCACCGCGGGCCACGTCAATCCCCCTGACGATCTGGCCTCGCTCTGTGTCGCCCTCGTGCGGCATCAGTACGAGCAGCGGACGGCGACCCGGCAGGAATCGGCCTCCGTCTCCGGGGCCTCGTACTCTTTCGGCGAGCCCGCCGCCGTCCCTGACTGGATTCGGCACGGGCTCGCGGTAGGAGGGCACATTCTGGCCCGCACCGTGTCCGCGTGACCCTGCGTCAGTTCGAGGCCCAGTTGCGCGCGGCCATCCCGAAGGCTCAGGGCGCGATCCGCCGCGAGTTGACACAGACGGCGATCAACGCCGAGGGCAACGCCAAGCGAAACATCGCCCGCAACCGTTCAGGGCGCCTGCGCCGGTCGATCATCGGGTACGTCGAGCCGGTCGAGGGCGGGCTGCGGATGACCCTCCGGGCCGGCGCTGGTGACGCGCCCCTCGTCTACGCGCGCACCCAGGAAGAAGGCGGGCGCATCGTCGCGCGGCGCGGGCGTTACCTCGCCTTCCCGCTGCCCGGCGGGCCCGCGGAGACTGCCCGGGGCGTCGCGCGCTACAAGTCGCCGCGGCAGGTGCCGGGTCTGTCTTTCCGCAAGACGAAGAGCGGCGGCATCCTCGGGAAGACGATCGGGCGCGGCAAGCGGGCGCGGTGGCAGACGTGGTACATCCTCGTCCCCTCCGTCCAGATCCCGGCCCAGTGGTACGCCCGCCGGGGCTTCCTGTCGGCCACCGACGGCCTTGAGGGCCGCCTCGGTGAGCGCCTCGCCGCGGTGCTGGCATGAGCATCGCCGTCCAGGCCCTCGACGCGCTCGCCACGCTCATCGGGGCTGCGCTGTCCTGCCCCTGCACAATCGCAGGCGCGCCGCCCTCACCGGCCGGGGCCCCGTGTCCGTCCGCGTGGCTGAGCTATGAGACGATCCGGGCAGACGTCGACGGCCCAGGGGTCGCCCTGTCGCAGCGCGGGTTGACGATGTCCGTGAGGGTCACGATCTACCCGCAGACCGCCGACCCCACCCCGCGGGGCCGCGTTGTGGCTGCCCTCCAGGCCGCGGATCGGGTTGTGTCCGCCGTCCATGCTGATCGGGGGCTCGGCGGCCTCGTGCTCGACTGCCTAGCCTCGCACGACGCCCCGCCGCCCGATGTCGGCGCAAGCGGTGGCTTGCAGGCCGAAGTCGCGATAGAGATCCGCTGGATCGGAGGAGACTCGCTGTGAGCTGGCACCTGTCGACACACACCAAGCGGGCCTCCGTCGTTGCGTTCAACTCGGGGACCGCCGGCAACTACGACGTGACCGTCGCTCCCGCAGCGGACTTCGAGGAGTTCTGGTCTGCGGTCATGTCTTCGGGCTACGACGTGCGCTTTTACAGCGCCGACGGCACCGCCCTGGCCTACAACCGCGGGACCTGGACCTACGCCTCTCGCGCGGCCTCATTCCGGGTGGCAGCGCTGCCCTCGTCTGCCCAGAATCAGGCCGTGCACTTCTATATGTACTGGGGCGCCTCCACCTCGGACGGGTCTACCGCGGCCTCGTCGGGCAACCTGATCAGTAGCAGCGCGATCCTGTACGCCGCCACCCCGGCCCAGGTGATCAACGCCGGCCCGCAGCCCGTCGGGGCCACGTCGCCGGCCGTCACCATCACCAAGTCCACGGGTGACACGATCCTCCTGTGGTGGGATGTCGCGTCGCTCCTGTGGCTGCGCGAGATGCGCTACAACGGCTTCCTCGCCTACGAGGAGGTCCAGTACGTCAACGACGTCCTGGTGACCACCGGCGGGTCTACGCAGGCCTCGATGGTGACTGAGTCGGCCACCAAGATCAAGGACGGCCGCTACGTCGTCACCCAGCATCAGGCCGGCACCACCGGCACGTCCTACACGATCTCGCTCGACGTCCAGACGTCGCTCGGGCGGATCTTCGATCTTCGCGTCCAGCTCGACGTCACCGACGTTCAGGAGTCCTGACGATGGCCCAGCCCCGTACCGCCCGCGGCTCCTTCCTCGGGGTCGCGCCCGACAACACTACCTACGGCACCGCCGCCGGCACCCTGACCCACTTCTACCGCCTGTTCACGGCCGGGATCACGAACGTCTGCAACGACGTCCCCGTGGGCACCCTGGCCGACTCGAACAACGCCAGCGAGGTCGTGTCTGTCCATCTACGCAACGAGCAGAGCATCACCGGGACGGTTGAAATGCCGCTCATGGCCGAGGGGATGGGCCTACTCATCCATCACGCCATGTGGGCCACCTCGACCAGCGGTGCCGGCCCCTACGCGCACACCAGTACGGTCGCCTCCAGTCGCCCCGCCCTGGGCCTGACGCTTGAGCAGTGCACCGGCGCCAAGTCGGAGATTTTCCCGGGCAGCCGGATCTCCAAGATGGTGCTCAAGGGCGAGGTCGGCGGGGGCGTGCTGCGCGCGGCCTTTGACGTCATCGCCCAGGCCCCCACCGCGGCCCCGGGCAGTCCGTCCAGCCCCACCTACACCACCAACGAAACCGCCTCGACGGTCGAGTGGTGGCGCGGGGCGACCGCGTCGATCGGCGGCAACGCCTACGCGATTCAGTCGTTCGAGATCACCCTCGACCGCAAGCTGGAGCCGATCCGGTCTGTCGGCGCGCTGGTGACTGACGATCCGGCCACCTCGACCCGGCCCGAGGTCATGGGCAAGTTCCGCCTCGCTCAGTACGACGACCAGCTCTACGCCGACTACAAGGCGGGGACCGAGGCGAACCTCACCCTGACCTTCACCAAGGGCGCCAAGTCGATCGCCTTCACGATCGACAACGCGCACATCGGCAAGTACAGCGAGAATCGGGGAACTGGGCCCACGATCATCGATCTGGAGGTGGTGGGCCAGTCGGACGGCACCGACACGGGCCTCAAGATCGTCATCACCAACAGCCAGTCTACCTACTCGGCGGCATGACATGAGCGCATTCCTCAAGCATCTGGCCACCCTCCCCGCACCCCCTTCCGCCGGGACGCCGCTGATCGTCGACGTCCCCGGGAAGGGGATCACCGTCCGCGCGCGGATGCCGAAGGCCGGCGCCCTGTTTTTCTCGTCGGTCGGCACCCTCCTCGCCCACCGGGCCGCGCGCGACTCAGAGCCCGACCCCGGGACCGCGGATCATCTGCGCGACTTCTACGCGGCCATCGTGTGCGAGACGGTCGACGGCATCGGCCCCATCGGCGGCGCGATTGAGCCCTGCCGCCTCGTGTCGGTGCGGTCGGACGCCACCCCGGCCGCGCTGGTGGAGTCGGTCGCGTCGGACGGCGACATGCCCGCGCTGTGGATCTGGCAGATCCTCGACGGGACCGCGGCGAAGATGATCGGTGATGCCGTCTACACCTTCGCAGGGGAGGGCCGGGCCCTGCCCCCTTTCGTGTCGCCCGCCGATCCCTCGCCTCCCTCGCCAGGGTCGGGCGGGCCTTCGGAGTCGACCCCCTGACTGTGCTGGACTGGTCACCCCTCCGCCTCGGGCTGGCGCTGGACGCGCTGGACGCTGAGTCTGAGGAGGCCGACGAAGCGATCCAGGCCCTGGGCGCGCGGAAAGAGCGCCCCGACATCGTGTACACTATCCCCCTCACCGCCGGCTGATCCGTGTCTGATGTCCGCCTATCGCTGACCCTCACCGACGGCGTCTCCGCCGCGCTGGCCGCCATGGCCGGGGCAGCGGGTCAGGCGGCGGCGGCTGAGGAGAGCCTTCGTGCGGCGCTGGCGCAGACCGGGGCAGCGTCTGCGGCGACCGCAGCGGCCATCACCTCGACCACCACGGCGACCCGCGGGGCCTCGGCGGCGGCGAGCGAGCTGGGCGCCGATCTGGAGCGCATGAAGCGGCGGATGGAAGACCTCGCCGCGGTCAACCCGGTGGAGAAGGCGGTCCTGGGCTACCGTAGGGCCGCCGCTGAGGTGCGCGCCTACGCTGAGGCCACCGGGGACGCGGCGACCGCATCCCGGGCGATGGCGGGCCTGGATGCGCGCCTCGCTGCGCTCATCAGGGAACGCAACGCCGCAGCCGAGAAGGAGGCCGCCGCAGCCGCCGAGCGATCCCGAAAATACTGGGACTCGATGCGGCAAGTTGATATTTCGGCCGGACAGGCGGCGGCAGGGGTCACGAATCTCCGCGCGCAGTTTGTCGATCTGTTTACACAGATCGCTACCGGCGGATCGCCGATCACCGCCCTCATTCAGCAGGGGCCACAGATCGCTGAGGCGATGGCCCAGGGCGGCGGCGCGGTGCGCACCCTGACGGGCGCCCTCTCGTTCCTCGCTGGCCCGATCGGCGTGGTCGCGGCGGCGGCGCTGGCGATGGGCGGCGCCCTGTTCTACGCCAGCAAGCAGGCCGGGGAGGCCGAGGCGAAGGTGCGGGCCAGCGCCGAGGCGGCAGACGCGGCGGCGGCGGCCTATGGGCGCCTGCGGGACTCACAGCGCCTGCAAACCGTTCAGGTAGCGGTCGCGGCGGGTGAGCTTGACCCGTCGGCCGTGCGGACGACCCAGGCCACCTTGCAGGCTGAGGCGCAGTACCGCGATCAGATCAACGCCGCCCGCGCGAAGCAGATCGCGCAGACCACCGCCCTCGCCACGGCCGAGCGGGCGCTGGCGACTGAGTACAAGCGCAACGGCGGGATCGCCACGGCGACCACCGCAGCGATGGAGGAGCGCATCCGCGCCGCCCGCGCCGGCTTCGAGGCCGCCAAGGGGCAGGTCGACGGGCTTACGGATCGTGTCGCCGAGACGGCGGCCGGGATCGTTGAGTGGGAGGACTACTCGGGGCGCGCGGCCAGCGCTGTCGGCAAGGTCGCCACGGCGGCCCGGGACACAGGCGACCGCATGGTGGCTGTCCACGCCTCGCTGGCGGCCCTGGTGGCCCAGGCCGATGCCTTCGCGCCCCCGGTGGTGTCGGCGCGTGAGGAACTGATCAAAATGGGTGCCGTGCTGGACTCGATCCGAGCCGGCGGCGCGGCCCTCGGGATCGACGTGTCGGGCACGGTGGACCGGCTCCAGGCCGAGATTGAGCGGCGAGACATCGCCCTGCGGCTGGACGCCGTGGGCGCCTACGCGGCTGAGGCGGCGGCGGCCATCGAGGAGGAGCTGCAAGGCGTGGTGGAGCGGGTCAACGCCGAACTGGCCATCGACGACCTGATCGCGCAAATGGGCGGCTTTGTGCGCTCCACGGTCGACGCCTTGACTGAGGCGGGCGCGCGGGCGGTGCGCCAGTCGACCGCGGGGCAGGCCGTTTCGGCGCTGGCCGGGGGAGCGTCCGGGGTGATGTCGGCGGTCGGCATGGCTGGCCCGGTCGGGGCCATGGTCGCCATGGGCTACGACCTGATCACCGGGATCGCGGACGGCGCGCTGATGGAGATCGCGAAGATGCCGACTGAGATCGCCCGGTCGCTGGAGGTCCTAGGCCCACAGGTGTCTGATGCCGTGGTGGAGTTGGTGGGCTCGGGAATCCCCGCGCTGATTGAGTCGTTCCCTAAAATGATGGATGGAGTCCTGATGGAGGCGATCCCGGCGCTGGCGAAGGTCCTGTTGGACCCGCGCACTTACCGGGAGATCGCCAAGTCGCTGGTGATCGCGATCGTTCAGGCGATCGGCGGGGTCGCGGAGTTCATCGTGCGCGGCGCCGGCGAGGTCTGGCAGCGCGTCTCCAAGGGTGTGTCGGGTCTGTTTTCGGCTGACCGTTGGCGGGAGATCGGCCGCTCCATCGCCCAGGCTGTGCGGGACTTCTTTGGCGGGGCCGGGAAGAAGGTAAAGAAGGCCGCCAAGTCGGCCGGGGAAACGGTAGCGGAGTGGTGGGAAGAGGCCTTCGAGGGCGGGACGGCGTATGTCCCCCGCACGGGCGTCTACATGCTCCACCAGGGGGAGCGCGTGGTCAATCGGGCCGGCGTCAACGCTGAGACGGCGCGCAAGGCGCAGCCGCCAGCCCGGGACGCCGTGCGCCTCGATCGCATCACGATCCTCGACATGGATGGGACCGCGCGCGAGATGCGCAAGTACCTCGGCGCCAAGGGCCGGGGCGGCCGGCTGGAGTTGACGTGAGCAGCAACGCGACGGCGACGATCTACTGGCAGCCCCGCGGGACCGCGGACGTCGAGATGGTGACCCTTCCGTGGCTGACAGAACTTGAGGAGCGGGTGAGCGGCCGGGCGGCCCTGTCGCGCAACGGCGTGGGCTCGGTGGTCCAGTGGACCTCGGCGCCCGAGACGATCGTGCGCGTCGGCGCGGAGCGGTTCGGGAACCCGGATAGTTCCTCAGTCGAGCGCCAACTGTACGCCCTTGAGGCGCACCTGCAAGCCGGGGGCGTGGTCGGGTTCAGTCGCAGGCATGCGAAGACGTGGAGCACGATCAGCGCGGCCTCGCTCATGCCGGCGCGCGGCGACACGACGATCTACGGCCGGGGCAACGGCTTCACGGCCTACAACGCCGCTGGCACGCTGGCCGTCGGCGACGAGGTGGTGATCGAGGCGGTGCATCCTGACTGCCGCCGCGAGGTGGTGACGGTGGGCTCCCTACCCGTCGATCCGCCTATCCACGTCCTACTGTCGGCCGGGTGCGTGAACAGTTACGCCGGGCTGCCTGCGATCTACCGCTACCGCTGGTTCTGGCCGATCTTGCGCATGGCCGATCCGGGCGCGCAGATCGTCACGAGCGAGCGCCGGATGAATTTCACCCTGTCTGTCGACCTACTCTACCAGCCCGGCCTCGTGCTGGATGCGTGGTCAGTCGGCCGCGGGTCTGCGTACTCGGTGACAGAGGCGATGAGCGCGCCGGATGGGGCCTCGCTGCCCAGCCTCGATCGGGTGTCCATGGCCGACATCCTCGCTGCCAGTCGGCGCACCGGCATCCCGTCGCGCACCCCCGGGGCGTGGCCGCCATGAGCTGGGATGCCGCCTTCGCCGAGGCCCTGGGTGGGCGCGCCGTGGGCGCTGTGTTCCTCGTGGAACGGGTCGCGCTCTACCACGAGCCCGGCGAGCCCTGGGCCGCGGCGAGCCACCCGGGCTACGGGCTTGAGGCCTCGATCGTGGCCCAGTCGCTACAGGTGTCGGGGTCGACGGTCACCCCGGTCGACTGGTCAAGCACGATCGGTGAGTGGTCATTCTTTGTCCAGACCGATGATCCGGCGGGGCTCTTTCGCGCCCTTCGCCGCGGCGCCGCGGTTCAGGCCTGGGTCGCCGTGAGCGATGGCGGGGCGACCACCGCGCCGCAGCCTGTGGCGCTGGGCCTCGTGGCCGACATCACGGGCACGCGCGGATCTTGGCTGGTACGCTGCCTGGATGTCGGGGCGCTCCTGCGCAGCCGCCTGGACGCGCGCACAGGGGGGCTGCGTCTCTTCGCCGACGTGGGTGCATCGACCACGCTGTCAAGCAGCTACAACCCCGGCGACACGCACATTCACGTCGCGTCCACCGCTCAGTTCGAGCGGCAGACCGGCGGCGCGGGCGTGGTGCGCGTCAGCCCGCACACTGGCGATCCGTTCCTGTTGACGTGGACATCCCTCGGCGTGAGCCCGACCCGGGTGCTGGGACTCTCGGCGGCCGGAGTGGCAGGCACGACGGCGGTGCACGCGTCCACGTCGGGCTCGACGGTTGAGTGCCTCGTGTGGCTGGACGGGCACCCGCTGGACATCGCCCGGCGGGTGCTGACCTCGACGGGAGCGGGCACCAACGGCCCGTGGGACGTGTACCCGGCCTCCTGGGGCCTCGGGCTGCCCTACCGCTACCTCGACGATCCTGACGCGCAGGCGTACCGGGTGGGTGTGGTCAAGGCGTCGGCGTCGGTGACCTACCTGTGGGAGTACGCGCAGGATGAGGCGGTAGACGATGCGTGGTCGTGGCTGACCGGATGGCTCGGGGTGGGGGCGATGTTCCCCGCGATGCGGCAGGGGCGGATCACCTTCCGTGGCTGGCAGCGGGCGCCGCTGCGGTCGATCGGGTACGCCGCCGAGATCGACGACCGCGACATCTTCGAGGTCGAGGCGTGGTCGGCCTACGACTCAGACCACCCCACCGAGTACCAGCGGGTCACCGTGACAGGGTCGGGCGGGTCTTCGTCCACCACGCTGACCCACGCCGACACCCTCCCCGCCTACCGCACGCTGGCGATCGACATCAGCGACCGCGCCTCGACCTCCCCTGGCAATCTGGCCGACGACGTGGCCGACCGGTACGAGGTCCCGGCCACCGTGATCCCGGAGCGGGTGGAGGTGCGCGCGTCGATGCGGCTCGCCACACTGGCTCCGGGTGACCGGGTGCGGCTGACCACCGGCCAGTGCGCCAGCCGGGCCCACGGGGCGGCGGGCTTCGCCGATGACGAGGCCCACGTCGCGCAGGTGGCGACGGCGTGGGATGCGGGGTATACACGCCTTGTGCTGCTGATCTACTCGGAGTGATGCCATGGCCTACGCTTCTACCGTCACCGTGGAGCACATCGCCGGGGGATACCCCGAGCGGGTGTTCAGGGTGACCATCGCCGAGACGGACTGCGGCAGCGCGTCCGAGGCGAGCTTCACCCTGTCGAGCGCGGGCGGGGTGCATCCTGTCAGGGTGGCGCAGATGTACCGCGTCCAGGCCGCCAAGGCCTCGGGGTCGGCGACCACCTTGCAGCCCAGGCTCGGGGCCGCGGCTGCGGCGACAGGGGTGCAGGTGCAGTACCTCGCCACGGCGGCGGCCTCTGTCGATGATCAGCCCGCAGCCCCGGTGGTGATCTACGGCTCGGCGACGGGCACCTTCTACCACCGCGCGCAGCCCGACACGGGCTCCAACAACGCCGTCACGACCGTCTATATCATCGAGGAGGGCCTGTGAC